GAGATTTAAATTCATATCTAATTTGCCGCTCGGTGGCGTTGGACCACCGCCCCCTCCACCACCCGCTTTATCCATATCCATTCTATAGACAGCATACTCCATTATCAAATCGGCAATATTTGATAAGTTACTGTTGACTAATTTTAAGTCATTGGATTGAATATCAGAAGCAATCTCAACGGTTGCTACTAATTTTTCTAATGTATCTGCGAATGTGCCTGCCATTGATTACCTTTGGTGCTGTTTTAGTCTTTCGTTTTCTTCTTGAATCCACTTCGCCAACAATTGAACATAAATTTCTCTCTCCCACGGCATCATATTTTCTAATTCAGTTAGACTGTATTTGTGATGTTGCATCAAAGCGAAATTCGTTCTCATCAAATTATACAAGTCTTCGTGAGAGAGGGTTATGCTAAAAAATTTACTATGCCTTCCAATGTTCTATGATGTTTTGTTTCACACTTCTTGCACTCATAATCAATGTCATATTTTAATCTAGGAATCTTCTCAAAAAAGTCTTTGATTAAACCAAACTGAGTTTGTGTTAAACTGTCAAGAAACTGAATCAATTCTTCTCTCGATTGTTCTTTAGCGGAGAACACTTGTTCACCATCAAAAATCGCTTCGATTGATGAGATGATTGCCTCATACATAGCGTCAGGGCTATTTAGTTGAATCTTCGATAACTTTTCTACAAGTCCGATATTGGGATACTTCATAATTATTCCAATAGAACTTGTCAATGGAATAGTTCTTTTTTCTTCATTTGCTGGTTCTAATTGAATTTGTCTCAAATCAATCATAATGTTTTGCACACCGTCACATTCTTCGGTTGTGCATTTTAAAGCAAACTCTGCCTGTTCACCAACCGACACTTCACGCAATCTTAAAAAGATATTGTCAATATCAAACATTGGTAACTCTTCAGGGTCAACTTCTCCAAATGTGCAATTAGTAATAATCTGTTTAATTGCATTGAGAATTTGTTTCTCATCTTCAGATTGCAATGCCAACAAAAGAATCTTCTCTTCTTTTACTAAAAACGGTCTATACTTAATTGTATTTCCGTTTGATGCCAATTTCATTTCATATGTTGGCGCATTAATCATAGGTAAAGCCATGGTATCTCCTTAATAATTAAACCGAAATCAGGTCTCCGTTTTCGTCTTTTATGTTATGACTAGAGGAAGTCCGTCATCATCTTCTAGTTCTCTTCCTTCACCATCAACAGCAAATCCATCTTCGTTCTCTGTATCAGGGTCATTGAAATCTTCATCATCTCCAAAACTTTCTTCACCAAATGCTTCCTCTTCAGTCTCTCCTTCATCTTCATTTGACGATTCGGAAGAATCTTCATCTGTAGTTGGAACTTCTTCTTCAGCAGGAGCAGCTTCTTCAAATAAGTATTTAACTTCATACTTATGATATGCAAAGGTTACAGAAACTTTTTGAATTTCTGAATCTCCAGCGGCATATTCCATCGATGCAACTTCAATAGGAAATATATCAATCAATTCTATAGCGTATAATGATTCTTTATCTGCTACAGTTCCATCTTGTAGGTCTTCATCTAGAGTATATATTTTTGCTCTAGACACATATTCTTTGTAGAAATTGAAGTGATTGTTTTTTGGATTGATAATAAATTCTTGCCATAAATCAAAAAATCTTCTGATTTTACCTTCTCTATCTAAATAAAATGTTGCGGTAAAATCATTGTATGTTCTATTCATTGGCATTCTAAAAATAGGACCATATGTTCTATTGTCTTTGGTATCTATTTTCATTCCAGGAATTGACATTGTTTCACAAAATAAACTAACAAGTCTTTGTGTTGAATTCATTTCCGAATATCTGGCATTAACATCCATGCCAGGAAGTTTTTCATTTGTCAGACGAGCAAATTGTGCCGAACCTGAATCTTGTAGGAATGGTGGAAAAATTTCTAATAGATACTTGCTCTTTTTTGCAAGACCATTAGATTTGATGGTTTGGATAAATTCGTTAAGTGTTGGCATTAGAACATTCTTCGTGATTTTCTGAATACGGATTCTCTACTTGCACCAACAAATCTTTCTGTTGGCAACGCTACAGCACTTGGCCAATCGTTAGGGTCAATATAAAGAAACTTTGATTTCATTTGACCGAACAAATAACGCTTGACACAAGGTGCCACCTCTTTATACTTTGCAGAACCACCAATAATACTCCAATTAATTCTAAATCTTGTCGATGCATTCATCTTGTCATTTGTTGTAGTTTTATACAACTTCTCTAAAAGTCTCAGTCTCAATACTGGTGACAAATAATGAAGATTCAAACCAATAAATCCATCGCTTGTTTGGTCCCAAGGCACTACTAGAGGATATTTATCGTAGTAAGGTAACTCATTTTTATACTTAGGGTTATAGTTAAACATTACCATTTGACCAGAATAAAAGTATCCTTGCTGATTACTTGCATAATCTATGAATAGTCTTTCTGCACGATAATTGGTTCCGACTAAATCTTTAACCTTACCAAGATACCAACCGAGAGCAGATTGTGTATCTCCCGGTTTTGGTCTTAGTTGGTCAAAAACATTTTTAACTGCCATCTTATACCTTTAAATGTTCTTCTGTTAAAATTTTAAATTCCCACTTTCTATCATCGCAGTATTCTTTTGCCGCTTGCCATTTTGAATTATTAACTATCCAATTCTTCACTTCAGTCATATATCGCTTAGTCTTTCTTGTCTGAGGCACCGGCTCTTTTGTGTATTTTTTAGGTTTCACTTCAATTAAATAAGTTTTTAATTGATTGTCGTGAGATTTTACTTTCACAAAGAAATCAATAAAGTATCTGTGAACCCTCTTATCAATTGGGGATATATAAGGGATAACTACTTCTTCACTTCCCCATTGAACAACGGCAGGGTTATTATCACAATAAACCATAAATTTTAACTCCCAAGATGACCTATAGATAACATTTCTATAATCTCCGACATATTTGTGTGGGTGCTTGGGTAAATAACGACCTTTATAACTCTCTGCCATATTGAATATAAATATACTTGATTCAACTATTTATACCCCTTAGGACAAAAGAATGGCCAGAACCATCACTTCAAAAGAAGACAACTTATCCCCCTTAGATAAAAGCAGGGATGGTGACAAATACAAAATTGATAATTTGATGTATCCTATGGAATTAGGAACACCAGAATATGAGCATCATGTTGTTTTTTATATCAATGTCGATTCAACAAGTAAATTTCTTGGTGATGAAGAGCAAATGGGTGAGCGCAGTTATGTTGGACAAAATCGTAGTGCGGCACACTCAGGACAAATAGGTAAAGTAGCAGACGGACTTTCAGAATCTTTTGGAAACAAAGAAAAGGCATCTGGTGATGTTGCTACTAAAAAGAAAGATGATGGGTCATTGATTGAAGTAGGAAAAGCGGCCGGAGATTCTTTAAAAACATCTTTTGGTGTAGGTAAGTCAATGCGAAGACTAAAGGCCGCAATTGCTTTAACTATGCCACAATCATTTATTGCAAACTATGGGGTTCAATACAAGACTGGAGAACTAGGTTCTGTTCTTGGTGCGGCAATGAACGGAGGTATCTCCAACTTAGTCAATGTGATTAAAGGTGAAGGATTAAAAGGTGTTGCCGGAACATATGCGGGAGATACTGCTAGAATTATTGCAGACCAATTAGCAAACAAAATTCCTGTTCCTAAAAACTTAGCAAATGTCGAGAATGCGTTGCAGGCGGCATCACGCAGAGTTCAAAATCCATATATGGAACAATTATTTGAATCTGTTAACTTTAGAACATTCTTATTTAACTATGAATTCACACCAAAGAGTGAACAAGAGGCAAGAAATGTTGCAGAAATTATTAAAGCATTTAAATTTCATATGCATCCAGAGATTGTTCAAACAGGACTTTTCTACTTGTATCCTTCCGAATTTGATATTGTAATTTATTTCAAAGACAAGCAAAATGAATTTGTTAACAAAATTTCAACTTGCGTATTAACAGAATGTTCAATTAACTATGCATCAAGCGGAAGTTGGTCTACTTTAAGAAATGGTATGCCAACTGAAGTTACAATGCAGTTATCGTTTAAAGAGGTTGAACCTCTCACAAAAGAAAGAATTAAAGAGGGATATTAATGAGTTACTTTTCAAAGTTACCATCAATGTATTATTCTCTTTCTAAACCAGGAGAACAAGTTAAGGTTGAGATTGTAAAAGATATTTTTGTTCGTGCTGGTATTAGAAACGAACTAAGAGACAATATTTTTATTTACGATGAATATGATATCAAAGACGGTGAAACTCCAGAGATGCTTGCTGACCAATTTTATGGAGATTCAGAACTTCATTGGATTATTTTGTTGACAAATGAGATTCATGATTTCATATATGATTGGCCAATGACTGAAAGAGCATTGAACAAGTATGTTAAGAAAAAATATACAAGACCTTTAGGTGTTCATCATTACAGAAAAAGACAAACTTCAGGCGACCCAAATATTTGGATTACTGTTGATGCTTCATTAGCAGGTGCGGCAGGAGTTTATCCTGTTTCAAATTTGGAATACGAAGAGGGTGAGAATGAGAAAAAAAGAAGAATTAAAATTTTGAAAAAAGAAGCCCTAGGAGAATTTATTTCTGAGTTTGAAAAGATAATGGATAGACAGTAATGCCACAAAGAGAAAATGGTTTTTTTGCTGGCAAAGTCCAGTTTAACAAAGCAACAATTTATCATAATTCGATTGAATTAGATGTAATTCTAAATGGCGATAAGGAGACTTATGGTCCATTCTCTGTTGAGTTAATTGATATCATTGAAGAGATTTCACTCTTTGAAGATATCATGTCACCGTTTTTAACAGGCGAATTAGTTATAAACGATTCAACAAACATTCTATTAAATCTTCCTGTTTTAGGGCAAGAGATTTTAGAAATGGATTATCAAACTCCATTTTCAGATTCGAAAGTCAGTAGATTTTTTTATATCTACAAAGTATCCGAACCAATCATTACTGAAAAGAAACAATTATACAAATTGCATTTTGTTTCATATGAAGCAACAAAAAATATTTCTACCTCTATTTCAAAAGCGTTCAAAGGCAATTCAACAAACATCATTAAACAAATCTACGAAGAATTTTTAAAAGTAGATAATAAAAAACCAATTCGAACATTAGATTCGTCAGACGCTCTCAAATTTGTTTGCCCAAATTGGAGTCCAGTCAAAGCAATCAATTGGGTAACTAATCGTGCCATTTCAAGAAATTCAAGAGAAGCAGGTTTCTTCTTCTTTGAGACTGTAGATGGTTTTAATTTTTATGACTTAGAATATTTAATGAATAAAGGTTTCAATAGACCTTTTACAGACATTCTCGCTGAACAAACAGATGAGAAAAATGGACAACCACAAGGACCAGAAACTGCGCCAGGATTTTATGTGAGACCTGGCAATATTCGCAAACATCAAAATGGTGAGTTTCCTACCGCTGGACCTAAAGATACTGCTGAAGAATATAAGCAGGTTATAGATTTTTCTATTGAAGACAAAATTGATTTTCTTAAAGATGTTCAAGATGGAGCATTAGGAAATACTTTGATTGTTCATGACATTAGAACAAAACGAATTACAAAATATCAATATGATTATGTTGCAGACTTTGAAAAATTTACTCATATTGAAGGAAGTAAAATTTACTCTGATAAAGTTCAAGGTAAGTTTTATAATTCTTTTGTCAATGTTATGCCCATGCATTCTAGAAATTTCTTAGATGAAAATCACAACTATGTTAATGATTGGTATCAACCTAGATTATTAACAAGAAACAAATTAAATGCTATTAAGATTAGTAACTTTCAAATTAATGGTCATGTTAATTTAAATGCTGGAGCTTTAGTCTATTTTAGATTTCCTCAAGCACAAAGTTCTACAGATAATGCTTCTCCACCTGAAGATAAATATTTCAAAGGGTATTATCT